ATAAACAGAATATTCTTGTTTAGTAATTGTTGAGGTCATGGAAGAACCTATAAATATGTGCTCTATTACTGTAGCACATTTGTCAACTGTTGTAATGCTTTCGTATGTAATCGGGAACTTCGTTATGATAACCGTTACGGTCTAACTCTTGGACTAATGAGACCCACTGTGGCCTATATGCTTCAGTTATCTCTTTATAAGTCTGTGCAAGATAAATACGTCTAGCAGTCTGAAAATCCATACCGTTATTATTTGGTAAATATGTTTTCAAGAAATGAGCTAAATTACAATTTCTATCTTTTCTGGCTCTATGATATTTATTCTTTTTATGCCATCTAAATATATAGTTTAAAAGATAAGTTATTTTATCAGGATCTATTTTGGAACGATATATTTTAGCTTCCCTTTCTGGGGTTTTATCTTTCCAATTTAAAGGAGGATAAGTCTCTGTTGGTAAGTGTTTTATAGGTGTATTTAATTTAGCTGGAATTGTAATCTCCACTACAGGATCAGCAGGAACTAACGCAGCTTCTTTAATTTCTGCTGCATCATTCTTTGCGTGTATTGCCTGTAGCTGTTCTTTAGCTAAAGGTTTTATATTATGTTCTCTATTAATATGTGCAAGCTGATCTTTAGTAAGATTTAAAACACATTTCATAAGAACGTCATTTTTCTCTTCTTGAAATACAACACTGATAGTATTGTCTTTTTCAATAACTTTATGGACTTCGCCTGATTGAACATCAATAGTAGATTTTTTAGTTACTACTTCCTCTTCTTTAAATTGCATATAAAGATACCTTAGTTTTAATATTGTAGTAGTGTAGTACTATCTTGTCCAGAGATCGAGTTTCTTTTGTAAAGTTTTAACACTAAGCTGTGTGCATATCGAAACATCAAGTCCATAGCGTACTGCCTGTAAAACTTGACTATGAAAATGCTCTTTATCAAAGTATGCAACCTGATTTACTTTTTGAACTTTCTTTCTTGTGTGATCTGAATACTCTGTATAACGGACAGTGGCTAGTGGACTATCATCAGCAGGGAATTTTTCTTCGTAGATAGTGACGTTGATAGTTTTGTTGTTCAAGGATTAGTTCTCCCAAAATTTTTGGTTTTCCTCTATATACCCAGAGGACTCGGTGTATAAACCCTCTTCCGTTCCATTGGAAGGGTTCTCATTAACAATCGGTTTTGTATTAACCTCTTCATTGTATAAACCTCCATCTTCTTCAGAGGTTTTTACAAAATTGGGGTTTATACCAAACTCATTGTTGTTCAAATCCGTTCCAATATCTACATTATTAGGTTTATACACACCATTATCGGGTATATCACGCACGAGGGAAGTAAAAGACCTTGGTAATTCCTTCCCAACTGCCTTATAAAACTTAGATGGTCTACCCCCCTTACTTTTAGTTTTTGGTATGTCAACTTCTTCTATCAACTTCTGATCCTCCAACTTATTTAAACTATATATTATGGCACGTTTCCTATGAGCACCTCCAACAGTATCATGATCTACTAAATCTTTAACACACCAAGGTTTAGGTTCAGTTCTCATAAGCTGCAATATATCAAGAGTATGTCTATTTGGAGTGTCCAGTCTGACTTCTTCTGTACGTTCAGGTGCAGGACTTATAGAGTAACTGTAGTCAGGAAGCAGAGTAAATATCATGCGTAAGCCCTCACGATCTTCTCTTGACTTCTCAACGCTTACTAATCTGCTATTTGCTGTAAGACCCATTTCAGCAGCATCATTCATTGATAGTTTTTTCATATTCCATGTCTCATCTACTGCGTTCTTAATAGCTGAAGTACCTCTAAATTTACCTTCCTTAGTGTTGTGATGAATAATAATTATCGAACAAGCAGGGAAGTCTTGACCATTTCGCCTAACAAGTTTTTTGATAGGTAAAGCATACTCTCTTCTATTTTCTTCGTATGGGTTGCTATCATTACAACCATCTAAACTATCAATAATTACAAGATCGTATGCGTACTTGTTTTGCATCTTTTTAAATCTGCTATACCACTGCATATCCCACTCAGTAACTACTCGAACATTCTTATCGCAGCCAATAAGTTTCATTTGCCTACGCAGTATTCTTTCGTTTTGGTCTCCGTTCAACCAAAGAACCTTACCAACTGGCACGTTAACTAAAGCACCATAAACATTAAATGCTTTGCCGTGTCCTATATGCTTGGCTATGGTCTGACACATAGCAGTTTTACCTGTACCACCATCTGCATGAACTAACAGAGTCCAAGGTTTAGGTAACAATCCTGGAATCAGATATTCAAACGGTGTATCGTCTAACTCATCAATAGCCAGAGGCTTCTGCCCCTTAGTTCTATTGAACATTTCGTGAGTATCAACTAATCTCTCAATCTCAGCAGCATTACCACGCTTGGCTTCAATAGCTAATTTATGGACCGCTTGGTTATGTAGTGCAGGGTTCTCATTCTTAGGATCATTGTCTATATCCATGTATCGCTGAATAAGATCCTCACCATCTAGTACTTCTTCCTTGTATCTAAGTGGGATAGCTTCTACATCTTCGATTAATTTATCTAACCCAACCTCTTTAAATCTTTTTCTGTCAGGATCAACTTCATCTGCAAGTTTTATCAGATGAGACATATTGTACTGTGCACCATTATTTCTCCAAGTTGCATACCATCTAGCAGCACAGGGGTCTGAATCACTATCCCAACAGTGTTCATAGTCAGGATCACGCTTACTCCACTCTCTCCATAAATTAAGACCTTCTTCACCTGGCAATTCATTGTTAATCATTGCCCCTATCTCCCACCAATATCGCTCACTATTTGGTCCTGTATATTTGATGACACTCAAACAACCGCTAACAATAGCTACTCTTTCTTCTTTGGTTCGTTTGCTCCACCTATTATCAACGTATTTAACATCAACGTCTTGGTGTTTCTTTTTATATTGATCTTTCATACGAGACAGCAACCATTCTGGTGCTTCTGGTACGTTAAATAGATCGCCTTCTAATTTATATTTACCTTTACCAATTTCTTCCTTGTAGTATTCTCCAGCTACAACACCCTGTCCACCCCACAACACTTCCCAACCTTCGTGTCCAGCAGCAGTATGACTAATAGATTCTAGTTCTGACCATAAATCCTGTGGCACTTTATATAGAAACTTTGCAGCGTTCTTTTTAAGTGAAGTTATTTTTGGTGCTTTCTTAAGGTCTTTGCCCCATTTCTTTTCGATAGCACCTAAATTTTTATCGACATCAAAGATTACAAGACCGTCTGATCTAGGTCCAGTAAATACTCCTATTGCTTTATATGTTTCTGGTTGTTTTTCAATCATCAACGCAGAATCATTTACATTAAGTTTTAATCTCCACGCTTTTCCGTATGGTACTTTTCCATCAGAATATACATTTGGTTTAGTTTTATCTCTCTTCGGTAATAAAACACCCTCGGCATATACTGGACAAGTTAACCATGTCAATGGCATTTCAGGAATGAAATTTATGTTACTCATGTGTTACAATACCTACTGTAGACTATATGTTGAAACCCTGAAGGAACTCCACCCTTTAGGGTTTTTCTATTATATATCATTGACATTGATTTGTCTATGTACTACAATAATAATGCAACTCAGGCTTTCATAGCCAACACGCATTATGCCTTTC